CCAGGTATATCTACATTTTTTAAATATGTTGGTTGTTCAGCTACACCTAAACTAATTCCTGGTATATTTGCGGAGTTTGCAAAAAATGATACTTTACGTGCTCTATTCAAAGTAAATTTAAATCCAATAGAAGAAAGAAAATTTCTATTTGATATTTGATTTGAATATGCCGTTTTTGTTCTGTTGACTGCCATATTTAAATTTTATCTGATAGTGTATGTATAAAATAATCACCAATCATGGAATAATATTCTTTTAATGGGTGGTAACTATATGGATTTACTAAATTATTATTGATCAAATATTCAAATCCAGATTTATAAGTCCATTGTCCTGGTTTGGATTTGTGATCCCTTTCAATTAATCTTGATAAAGACAAGTAATCATTATTATCTTTATGAAGAATAAAATTATTAAAGTTTATCTTATACCTAAAAGGATTGAAAGTATCAAACCAAAAATTCTTTACACCAATTAATTTAAAATATTGGTTATAAAATGCCATGTTGGACTCAAGAGATCGTAATCTTTCATTTTCATCATACGAATATCTTTTTAATGTAAGAGCAAGACGATCTTTATCTTGTTTAAAACCAGCAAAATCTTCTTCGGCATGTTCTAAAAATATTTTTTCATAATCTCTGTTTTCTCTAACCCAAAAATCATATCTATTCAGGGAAGTTGTACCCCATAATATAAATATTTTTCTTTTTTGGTTATAAAATTCTTTAAATTTTTTAGATATAAAAAATTTTTTTGCCACTCTAAATTGCCTATCATTACTACTTCCATATTCAGCAAAATTTATGTGCTCAAAATCAAAATGTTGAACAACTTTTTTTCTCCAACCATTTTCCCAACAAATCCTTGGATCATGCTGTATTTTTTCATATTCTTTTCTACTCATCCCTGGAACATATCCAGATCCTTCACCATAAGTCCAACTACATCCAAAAGTTAGTAATACTGGTTTATCCATAATCAAATCAGTTTATAATACTTATTTATTAACAATCATTAAAAGCACTTCCAACTTCTGATCCAACTTCCGATCCAATTTTTTGTCCTAAAAGAAGTGCCCATCCAGATGCCAACCACCCAATATAAGGTATATTGGCGACTGCAGGAATAAGAACACCAGCAGCGACACTAGTTCCTGCCATCGCACCTTGTGATCGTGATCCAGCGTCCGCCACGATGCACTCTATGTCTTCCGCAGACTTTCCCTCGCCATCTACAGCGGCACCTCCTTGCAGGTTTCTATATCCCTCTGCAGTATACTCATCTTTACGATATTCATTTCTCTTCTCAGATCCTCCCCCAAATAAACCTTTCTTTGTTCTATCAACGTTTAGAGATCTTTCCGTAGATAGTACTTTCGGATCATTTGATTTATATTCTATTTTATATCCATCCTTACCAACCTCTACTTTATAAGTCGTATAGTCTCCAACAGGAAGATTAACGACTGGTAATTGTGTCCTTGACATTATATGACCTAACATTCCAATATGTGCAATACCAACTATTGCACCTAAGGTTAGACCAAACCATCTCATGGTTATTTTTTTGAAGTATAGATTTATTTAGATAAAAAAAGACCTCCTTTCGGAGGTCTTGGTAAAAAATTGTGAATCCTTTGGATCACATGAGGTTCTTGATTTGAACTCTTCTGTAGTAGCGGTTAGCGTTAACCTTGAGGCGTCCAAGACCCTTGTCGAGACCTTCTGCGAATGGATTAGCAACGATCCCGTAACGGGTCTTAAAGCCAATCTTAGGCTGGAAGGTGTTCTCTCCAACGGCACGTACCATCTGCAGAGGAACGTATGGGCAATAGAACAGACCTGCGTCATAAGGTGAAGAACCCTTATAACCAACAACGTAGTACTGGTTAGGTGATACGTTTGCCGAATAAGGATCGATATATACGCGATACTTACCAAGCAGAACACCAGCGAAGGTGTTACCAGTGTCATCAACGTTCAGGTTTGCGTTGAGTGCAGGGGTGTAATCCAGTACACCTGCCATTGACAGTGCCGAAGCAACGTCAGCAGAGCACATAACTACGTTGCCCTTTCCTCTACGAGTGCGCTGTGCAATTGCGTTAGCGTCACGCTCGATTTGGAACAGGAGACCCTTGAACTTCTCAACTGACCAACGACCGTTTGAGTCGATGTCAAGGTCGAATACGCCTTGGGTTGCGGTGTTTGCTGCAGCGCCTTGCTCAGCAACCTTATAGATGGTTCTGATGACTTCGCGGTTGATTTCAGCAAGAATCTCGCTTGAGAGAATATTAGCGAGTTCTGCTTCTGCGTTCAGACCGTGAATCGCCTTCAGGTCCTGAGCAAGCTCAAGGCTGTATTCTGCCTTCAGTGCTCTTGACTTTGCTTCAACAAGAACCTTCTCGATCGAGAATGCCATCTCGTTGAACTGGTTGCCATCACCATTACCCAGGTTCTCAGCATCACCAGTTACCATACCTTGTCCAAGGTTGTAAGCGGTGGATGATGCGGTTCCTACAGGGTTCAGGAGACCAGGGTTGCTACCTGCTTGTGCAGTAGTACCCATACCAGCAACACCATCGGTAAATCCGTTGCTGTTGTTGAGACCATTAGGTTGACCAGAGAATGCTGAATCTACTTCATCGAAGAAGGTTTCTGCACCGTTCTGATCGGTGTAGCGTGAACGCATTGCGAAGATGAGTCCAGTAGGACCACTCATTGGTTGAACGCCAGCCAGGTCATATGCGACAAGGTTAGGCATTGCACGTCTGATCAGGGAGATCAGAACGGGATCAAAACCAGCAACAGGACCGCCAGCAGCAGCGTCACCAGAGAATCCACCACCAGTTCCTGGTGAAGGAGCGCCAGCAGCGTTAGCAGCGTTTGTTGGGGTTTCGGTCAGAAGACCGTGAGAGAATGCGGTTTGCTCTCTCAGAAACTTTTCTTGGTTTTCGAGCAGGACAGCGGTTACAGCTCTACGATGAGAATCTTTGATTGGATCAAGACCGTCATAGTCGAGAAGTGGACTCCACTTTTCCTGCAGATGCTCGGATTGGAACATTTGCTTTTTCCTTTGTACTAAATGTGTTTGTTGGTTGAATTATATTAAAATCACTTTTTGGCAACACCAGAAAGTGTTCTCAGATAGGCATTCATGCTATCAGAGTGGAATACTTGTGCATCCACTTCAACTTCTTCCGATAAACTTTCGGACTTTGCTTTTGGAGCTTTCTGCGCTGAGAAGTATGACTCCTTCAGCATCTCCAGTTTTTCACGATAATTGGTTTCACTTTCAAACTCAACACTTTCAGCAAGTGAAGCGAGCTTCTCTTTTTGAGAGAGTGCTAGACCCTCTGCAACATCATCAAAGATTCCATCAGCAACCGACTCGGAGAGACGCTTGTTGAGGACGACATTCTTTTCGATTTGCTCGTTGAGTTTTGTCTCCATTTCATCAAGTTTTTGTACCATGCTCTCTAGAACATCATATTTATCTTCAGGGATTGATACATAATGTGCTTCAAAAAGTTCCTTCATGCCTGAGAGGAAGCTCTCAGTCATTTCAGTCTTAAGTGCATTTTCGATGGAGATCTGATTCTCAGTCATCCATTCGTCAGCAACATACTCTAGATAAGAATCTACACGCTCGGTAAGAGCAGATTTGAATTCAGAAACTTCTTCAATAAGTCTCTCTTCATATGCAGCATCATACTGCTCGATGAGAGATTCTTTAATCTCAGAAACTTTAGAACGAAGTGCAGATTCAAAAATAGTGCGTGCTTTCTCTTGGAATTCTTCCGAGAGTTCTTCGCCACCAAGGAGAGCGTTGACATCTTCAGTAACGTCAAACTCTTCTTCTACTTCTTCCTCTTCTTCTTCACCCTCAAGCTCTTCTTCCTCTTCAGTTTCTTCTTCTTCAGAGACGAGATCTTCTTCAGTTACTTCTTCCTCTTCTTCAAGGACTGCTTCAGTATCAAGTTCCTCTTCTTCCTTAACGGCATCAGACTTCTTGAGACCTTTCATTGGGTCAGCACCCTTTGCACCCTTAGTGACAACATCTTTAACTTGCTTAAGTGTTGCACCAGGAGTCTTCAGCATTGCTGAATTATCATCAGACTTATAGTTCTCGGGGGTAGGACCGCCAAGATCTTCCCATGATCCCGATTGACCATCGACTGCGCCTGGAGCAAGCTTTTGCATTGGATCCCCTGCCTTTGCACCTGCATTAACAGCGGTTCTGGATTGACTTGTGCCTGCTTCCATTTCCTGTAAATTGTTGTCACTAGACATTTGAGACTCTCCGTTTTACCTTTAGATTCTTTAATCTATATTTATTTATTAAAATTAAATTTTTACTTCTTAAAGTGAATTTAAGAAGTTATTGAATAGCTCTAACTTATGCTCTTCAAGTCTTCTCTGACGAGTAAGATCTTCAATAGCATTTTTTGTACGATGTGCAACTCTTTCTCTTAGAATTCCACCATCCCATACCCACTCTTTACCTTCCATAATTCCAGATACAAAAGCATCAGGAGCAGAAGGATCGGCAACAATATCAGCAGCAGTTGCTAACATAAAGTCCTCACCAACTTCCTTATAACCTTTTTGGTTTTCTCTGAGTGAACCAATACCTCTAGAAGACACCCCAAGAGTTACTCCATCTTTGAGTAAAGATTCTGCAATCTTACCCATAGGAGTAGATAAAATTTGTGCTTTACCTACAAAGTTATTACCATCTTGCTTCAATTCACAAATTTTATGAGATACTCTATCCAAATTTACTGTAGGACCATCTGGATGTCCCAGTTCACCAAGAGCTCTACCCTTATCTACATAATCTTTAGAATATCTCTTTACTTCCCTTTCCATAATTTGGAATGGATATAACCTACCATTACGATTTACTTGCTCACTCTGAAGAAATATCCCTTGAATATAAAGATTTTTCTTACCATTAACCGTTTCGGTTATGAGCTCAACTTTTTCAATTTCTTCTCTAATGAGTTTCATCTGTTAAAAGACTAAGTTCTTATCTATTATTTATTCAGTCTTCAATTTCAGACTCATTGGAATCAAATAATGATGATGATACTGGAGCTCTCATCGAATCAACTCTTTCAGTTGCCTTTACAAATAGCATATCTTTAATATTAGATGCTACATTGGATGGAGATTCATCCGCAATAATCATATCTAAAAGTTCGTCCATAATTC